CGAATATAGATGCGCCGGATACCAGCGAATTCATCATATCCACAGCTGGATTTAAAAACCATTTAAATGCCACTGCATCTATTGGAACAAGCGCACTGATTCAAACTCCATTGTGTGTCGATCTAGCCGGGATTATTTGTCGAAATGATGAAATCAATTATCCTTGGATCAGTCCAGCTGGTCCCAGAAAAGGTCAAGTTCTAAATTCTGTAAGCCTAACAAAAAAACTGAGTCCAGCAGAACAAGATGCATTATACTCAGAGGGAGTGAATCCGATTGTTACAGTCAAAGGTTCTGGTACTTTCTTGTTCGGTGATATCACTCATGCCGTATCGACATCGACTCTGGTTTCAATCAATGTTGTGAGAACAATAATAGAAATCAAACGAAGATTGTTGCCACTCGCACAAGACATTTTGTTTGATAACAACACTCCAGATACGAGAGAAAGGTTTAAGAGTCTGGCAGACAGTGCATTGTTGCGAATTCAATCTCTCGGAGGATTGACTGAATATTCTATAGTGTGTGATGAAACCAATAATCCACCACAAGTAATAGACTCGAAATCATTTGTTGCAGATATTCGTGTAAAAGTTCCTGGATCAATCAACTACATTACCGTAACATTGACCAACACATAAAAAGGAGAATAAATGTCGACTAATCCAAACACATTAACTCAATTCAGAAACACCTTTGCTGGTATACGAGCAAACAGATACACATTATTCTGTCCGTTTATAGGCAGTGCAGGATTTAATAATGCTGAAAAAGTATACGTTCGGGCTGTTTCCTTTCCTGGAAGTGATATCGGAATGATTCCAGTTGCATATCAGGGCAGAATTGTAAAATTTTCCGGAGAAAGACAATTCGGAGAATGGACCATGACCGTGTACGACAGTTCCGACAGAGATATTCGTAGGCGATTGGAAGACTGGATGCAAATAATGGACAATGCCAGAGATCACAGATACAATGCTGACGTCAGTACGGACTGGCAATTAAACTACGGTGATGATCGTCATGGAGGATTTGGATCCACGCATCCTGGATTTGTAGGTCCAGGCCCAAATCGTCGCATGGCGCTGAGACATTGTTGGCCTGTTAGTGTGAGTCCTATTGATTTGTCTCACGATTCTTACGATAGTTTTGCGGAATTCAGTTTAACTGTTGCATACGATTATCACGAATTCGTATAATTTTTCTGTTATACATAATGGCATATGGCATTTGAATTATTTGGATTTTCTTTTGGTCGATCATCTACAGGAACAACAGGATCTATTCCAAAACCAGGAATAGATTCTTTTGTTGCTCCAGATTCGTATGATGGAACCTATGTTGTAGAAAGCGGAGGCCTTATGGCCTCAGTCTATGACTTTGGTGGTCTTGCCTATAGCAACGATGCGTCTTCAATTCAACAATACAGAGCTATGTCGTTGTATCCAGAAGTAGATATGGCAATAGAAGATATTGTGAACGAATCTTTAGTATTTGAACCTGATGGAAGTTCCATTCGTCTAGATCTCACGAAAGTCCCTCTTTCAGAAAATATCAAAAGAAAAATAAATGAAGAATACGATGGAATTTTAAAGCTATTGGATTTCAAAAGTAAAGGTTATGAGTATTTTAGAAGATGGTATATAGATGGAAGATTATTTTTTCACAACATCATAGACACAGACAGGCCAGAACGAGGAATACAAGAACTTCGATCGATTGATCCGACAAAAATAACAAAAGTCAGAAAAATAGACAAAGAATTAAAGACAATAGGAACAGGTACAGACACAAAACAAATTTATATCATAAAAAATATAGATGAACATTTTCTATATACCGATATGTCTGTAGATTCTTTGCTTCCTACTACAAATACTGGCATTAAAATATCCACAGATTCTATAACATATATCCATTCAGGCATTATAGATCAAACAACAAAAAAAGTAATGGGATATTTACACAAAGCAATTAGACCATTAAACATGCTTCGACAAATCGAAGATGCTGTTGTGATTTACAGAATGTCTCGCGCACCTGAACGAAGAATCTTTTATGTAGATGTTGGAAACTTGCCCAAACAAAAGGCAGAACAATACATGAAAGATCTTATGGTTCGTTACAGAAATAAACTTTCATATGATCCTAAAACAGGTCAAATTAAAGACGATTGGAATCATAATTCCATGTTAGAAGATTTTTGGATTCCTCGCAGAGACGGAGGCCGAGGAACAGAAATTACTACACTTGATGGAGGACAACAATTAGGCCAACTAGAAGATGTTGATTATCTGTTAAAAAAATTGTTTCGTTCTCTTAATGTTCCACTCAGTCGTCTTGAGGCCCAAAATGGATTCAATATGGGCAGAATGGGAGAAATAACTCGGGATGAAGTTAAATTCTTTAAATTCATAGAAAGAATGAGAATGAAATTCTCAGAATTATTCTTAGATTTGCTTAAAAAACAATGCATACTCAAAGGAATAATGACGACAAATGATTGGAAATCCATTGAATATTATATCGAATTCAAATTTAATAAAGACTCATATTTTGATGAACTAAAAAATATGGAAATTCTAAAAACAAAGGTAGATATGCTTGGAATTATGCAACAGGCTTCTGGTACTTTATTTTCAGATAAATATATTAGAAAACAGGTTTTAAATCAAACCGATGAAGAAATGGCACAGATGGACATAGAAATGGCAGAAGAACGAGAGATTAAAATACAACAACAAATAGAACAACAACAACGAGATTTAGCCATGCAGCAACAGGCCCAAGAAGGACAATCAGATGCCAAAAATGAATAAATCCGATAAGAATAACACAAAAGTCGGATATACAAATACATTTAAATATTTTGATACCGATTTTTATAATTTCTTGACCATGGTAGAAAAAACAAAAATTCCTAAAAAAATATCATTTAAGAATAAAAAAATAATATATATCACATCGATTCAAGCATCAAAACTTAAGTTTTTTATAAATAATGCAAGATTGAAAAAGAATAAGTTAAACAAGATACTTTTAGACAATCCCTCTCAAATTCAGAATATTATAAATAGGAGCACTTATGTCTGGTAAAAAAATAATAGAATTTATTTTAGAAAAAAAATTCAATCAAGCAAAATCATTGATTCATGAAACAATGGCTCAAAAAATTGGATTGATTTTAGAAGAACAATTACAACAAACAGGATCTAATCTGCTTGAAACTGCAACAGATCCTGTGGGTGAAGAAGATGAAGATGTCAATAATGATGGGAAAACAAATGAACAAGACGAGTATTTGATGAAACGGCGTAAGGCTATTGCAAACAAAGGAACATAATGCTGTTAATAACAGAACAGTCTTTTGATTGGGTTAAACCTGTAATAGAAGAGGCAACAGAAGGAAAACCCAAGTCTTATTTTATTGAAGGTATAATGCTTCAGGCAGAAACAGTAAATCGCAATGGCAGAAAATATCCCACAAAAATTTTAATGAAAGAGTGTGAGCGATACTCCAAAGATCTTATTCGAGAAAAACGATCTTTCGGAGAATTAAATCATCCGTCGAGTCCAACCGTTAATTTGGATCGTGTATCTCACATGATAACAGAATTACGGCAATCCGGAAATAATGTTATGGGAAGAGCAAAAATTCTGTCTACCCCCATGGGCAATATTGCAAAGAGCCTTATTGAAGAGGGAGCCCGTCTTGGAGTATCGTCGCGTGGAATGGGTTCTTTGAAAAAAATCAACGAAATAAACGAAGTTCAACCAGATTTCATGTTGTCTGCAATAGACATTGTTGCAGACCCATCTGCTCCAGGCGCATTTGTCAACGGCATTTTGGAAGGTAAACAATGGGTATGGGATAATGGTCTTTTGCGAGAAGAACAAATATCCAAAATGCATCAAAAAATTAAAAACACTCCTTCTAGACGTCTAGAAGAAACTACACTTAAATTATTTAAAAAATTCATTAACAGTTTATAATTGTAATAATTTTAAATTATAAATATCACATAAAACGGAGGATATGACTGTGCAAAACAATCAACAAAAAGCAGTACAAGCAGTAAGAGATTTTACGGGTCGTGGAGATCAAGACGCAAGTGGAAGAGGTTCCAGGGACGCTGCTTTGACAGATGTACCAGCAGATCAAGACGGACAGGCTCAAGCAAATATGGCAACACTTAGACCTGGAGGTGGTTCGTGGGATGCAGCGCTTCGTGCAGTAATGGCCGGTCAGCAACAACCCACTGAAGACCAAGACCAAGACCAAGACCAAGACGAAGACCAAGACGAAGACCAAGACGAAGACGAATATCAAGACGAAGGCGAAGACGAAGGCGAAGACGAAGAACCAAAAATGAAAACAGAAGAATACATACAGGCTATTTTTAATGGAGAAACTCTAACCGAAGAATTCAAAGAAAAAGTGCAGACTCTTTTTGAGACAGCTGTCTCAGCTCGGGTTGCTGAAATAGAACAAACTCTTATCACTGCAAGTGCAAATGTTATCAAAGAAGAAACAGAAAAAAATATAACTTCTGGCCTAGAATACATGTCAACTGCAGTAGACGGTTATCTCACTGAAGTAAGCAAAGAATGGTTAAAAGAAAATCAAGTAGAAGTAGAACGAGGACTCAGAACCGAGATTGCAGAAAATTTCATTTCTGGATTAAAAGAATTGTTTGAAAACTCTTATGTTGAAATTCCAAAAGAAAAAATAGATCTGGTTGACGATCTATTTGAACAAAACAATAAATTAGAAAATTCACTCAATGAAATAATCAATCAAAATATTCAACTAAAATCTAATTTAGTAGGTCAGTTATGTGCAGAACAATTTGCATTGGTCTCGGAAGGTCTTACTGATACAGAAACAGAAAAACTTGCGAAACTTGCAGAAAATTTAGATTTCGAATCAGTTGAACAATATGCGGAAAAAGTTAAACTTTTAAAAGAATCTTATTTTGGTGCAGAATCCAAGACCAATGGGCCAGTTGATGTATCTGGTTCTTCTCCTGCACCCTCACCCAATCCGTTAATGGAAGGATACGTTGCTGCAATCAGTCGTCAATTAAAAATTAGTGGCAAACGTAACTGAAAATATATTAAAATATAAATAAACAAAACAAGGAGAATCAATACAAATGTCTAGAATTCACAAACAAGTCGTATCAGTTCAAAAAGCAGCAGATGGAGCAAATTCAGGAGTAACTCTGGCTTCAGGTAGCCCCGCGGCCACAATCACAAAACACTCTGCCTTTCTTGCAACTGCACTGAGTGCAGGAGGAGTAACATTTACTCCTGTTTATTATACTCCTTCAGGCACAACACTGGCCGGAACTCAAACAAATGTGGCAAAAGATTCAAATCCAGCATATGTTCCTGTCAGACTTCATTCGTTCACTGGTCTCGCAGGCGGAGATCTTACTTTCCTTGCCTGATGTTAAAATAATCAAAAGTATAAATACATTCAATAGGAGAATCAATAAATGGATTTCAACAACACAACACCGTATGACACATTGTTAGAAAAATGGGCACCTGTAGTAGACCACTCAGACATGCCCAAAATCGATGACATTCATCGTCGTCGATGTACTGCTGTACTTTTAGAAAATCAAACGCAGGCACTCAGAGAACAGTATCTCACTGAAGGAACGCCAGCAAACGCTATGGGTGGTCCATTCAGTGTAACAAATGCTGGTGGTCAGGCACTTGCTGGTTACGATCCAATCCTAATCAGTCTAGTTCGTCGCGCCATGCCCAATGTCGTTGCATACGATGTGGCATCGGTTCAACCAATGAGCGCACCAACAGGACTGATCTTTGCAATGCGTTCAAAGTACGACAGCCAATCCGGTGATGAAGCTGCATTCGATGAACCATGGGGCAAGTTCTCGGGCGAAGGTGCGACAGCACTTGGTGCATCTGGTGCTTCTGTTACTCCGATCGGTTCTAACGGAGAAGCCGTCGATAATCTTGATGGATTCCGAGCTATGCTTACTGGAACCGGCGAACGTCTTGGTGACGGTGCTGCAGGTAGTGGAAGCTTCAAGGAAATGGCATTTTCCATCGAACGAGTCGCCGTCGAAGCAAAGACTCGTGCCCTGAAGGCAGAATACACTACAGAATTGGCACAAGATCTTAAGGCAGTTCATGGATTGGACGCAGAATCCGAACTAGCCAACATTCTCAGTGTTGAAATCCTTAATGAAATCAACCGAGAGATTCTTCGCACAGTCTATACCACTGCAAAGGTTGGTTGTCAGCAAAGTGATCTTGCTGGTGCAGGTGGTGTGTATGACTTATCGGTTGACGCCGACGGTCGTTGGAGTGCAGAACGCTTCCGTGGTTTAATGTTCCAAATTGAACGTGAAGCAAATGAAATCGCCAAGAAGACTCGTAGAGGAAAAGGTAACTTTGTTATCTGTTCTGCAGACGTTGCTTCAGCACTTGCAATGGGTGGATTCTTAACAATCTCTCCAGCACTCAATGTTAACCTCAACGTTGATGACACCGGAAACATCTTTGCAGGTATTCTCAATAACAAGATGAAAGTCTTCATCGATCCATTCGTGGCATCTGGTGTAGATTTTGCTGTTGTTGGTTATAAGGGTGCAAACCCATACGATGCAGGTATCTTCTATTGCCCATACGTTCCACTCCAGATGGTTCGTGCAGTAGATCAAGGATCCTTCCAGCCAAAGATTGGATTCAAGACACGTTACGGCATGGCACAAAACCCATTCGCCAGAGGTCGCGGATCCACAAGCAGTTCACTTGTTGCAAACACAAACGAATACTACCGAGTATTCCGAGTTCGTAATGTTCACGGCAACGGGGTTCAGTGATATTGAATAGATTTTGATTCTCAAAAGGGGGATTTCGATCCCCCTTTTTTTATTTTATGTTGTTTCGAGTCAAGTAATATGATTTCTTTCATATAAATAGCGTATAACTATGCCTACTCCGCTATCTG